GTGTTTCTGGCAAATCGGCTGATGGACTTGGTGATAATCATGTCGATGTTTCCGGCCTCGCAGTCGTCAATCATACGGTTAAAGTCCTCACGCTTTTTTGTGTTGGTGCCGGAAATACCATCATCCGCGTAGATACCGGCAAATTCCCATTCTGGTTTTTTTTGTATAAATTCTGTGTAATGCTCGACCTGCTCATCGCTGTCAGTACTGACTCTGCAGTACGCTGCGACTCTAAGCTTTGGCTTTGCATCCTGCTGTCTGGCAGTATTTCCGACCTGCCGTTTTGCAGGGATGACCATAACATTTCCCATTATTTGACCTCGCTTTCTATCAGGCTGTATAGGTATTCTGCTTGCCTGACCGGATTTTCATAATTCTCTGTAATATCACCAAGTTGAAAGGCGGTAGGTGGCCTTTTTATGATTGGTGCAATATAGCGGTCGTTCCGTCCGAGCTGCGTAGAGCGCTTGCTAAGCTCCGCACTGACGGCATCGAAGGATGCCGGATCAATGATGGCCGGGTAGAAGTCATCTCCGAAGTAATGCCTGTTTAGCATCATGCGCTTGGCACCAGAATGGAGTAGGTTGAGCCCGGCTTCCTTTGCAGCATTGGTAAGGGATAGACCGCTTAAATAATTCTTGTAAAGGTCTCGAACCTGAGCGGCAGCAGCTTCATCTATCACTGCCTTGCCATTCTCGATCTGGTAACCGAAGGGGGTGTGTCCCATCAAATCATCTCCTTCAAAATAAGACCACAATGAAGTGCAAAGCCGATTTTCTGGCGGCTGTAAACCTCAATGTGATCCACGAATAGTTCAAATAATTCTTCACTGTATTCCAGCTGCATTTCTCCACGTTCGCAGAAGTGTAGCAGGCGCTCCGTCTCGTATACCTTTGTGGCATCCAGTGATTGGGAGCGATTTAAGAGCTCAATTTGGTTCCTATATTCGCCAGCCTGGGAGAGAAGGACATTGTTTTCCTGGGTAAAAAGAATCTGGTCAATGTAGCCCTGTCCCATCAGCTTATGCAGGGTTTCTCGCTGTTCGGTGTTCTGCTCCAGCAGCATTTCTAATTGTTGGATATTCAGAAGCGATGCATCGCCGGTGTTTTCCTGTAGTGCTTTCAAATAAGGCTTCAAGACCAGCTTGTGGCAGTAGACCAGCTTATTGATCATCGTGGTAAATGCCAGCTTCAAATCATCATCACGGATATAAAGCATAGAGCACCTGCTGGTGTCTTCCAGGTGAGTGTTGCACACCCAGGCTGCGTATTTCCCGTAGGTGCTGGAATGGATTCTCCTACGGAAGGTATTCCCGCATTCGCTGCAGATAATCTTGCTGGAAAAGGCATAGCGCTGTTGATACTTAGTATTTCCCTTCTTGATGCCTTTCTCACTTGCCCGTTGTTCAATCAAGGCTGCTGCGGCTTCAAAATCTTCGTGGCTTATAATTGCTTCGTGGTGATCTGGCACATAGTACTGATCGAGGTGGCCGCCGTTCTTGTGGCGATTAAAATTGCTGTCTGTATAGGTCTTTTGGAAAATGCAGTCACCGGTGTATTTTTCATTCCTGATGATGTCGCGAATGCTGGTAGAGGTCCAGCGGCCGCCTTTCTTGGTTGGAACCTGTTCCTGGTTCAGCTCCTTGGCGATAGCCTCTGTGCCTTTCCCGGAAAGAAGCTCTCGAAAGATGCGCTTTACAATTTCAGCCTGCGCAGAATCCACCAGGATTTCTCCATCCTTCCAGCAGTAGCCGTAAGGCACATAGCCGAGCTTATAGGTTCCATCCAGGAAGCGTTTCTTAATACTCCACTTGTTATTTTCGGAAATCGAAGCGGATTCGCCTTCGGCCATAGAGCTTAGGATGGAAAGAAATAGCTCACTTTCCATCGAGCCGGTGTTGGTATTTTCTTTTTCAAAATAGATCGGAATATCCAGTGACAGAAGTGTTCTTACTATCTCCAAGCAGTCTGTAGTATTTTGGGAGAGGCGGCTGATGGACTTGGTGATTACAAAGTCAATTTTTTGTGCTTTACAATCTTCGATTAGTCGCAGGAGCATTGGCCTTTTATCAGCCTTGGTGCCGGTGATACCTTCGTCAAAATAGAGCCCTGCAAAGGTCCAGCCATCACGGGAGGTGATGTAGCTTTTGTAGTGCTCCTTCTGTGCATCCAGACTTTCGAGCTGTGCATCAGAATCCGTGGAAACGCGGCAGTAAGCAGCCACATGGAGCTTCTTTTTCGAAGCCAGTGAAGGTTGGATTTTATCGATTTTGGTTACCTTCTTCATGGTGATTCACCTCCTTTGTCAGTGTAAGATTTTCATAGATTGTCCTTTCTACCAAAAAGGTGGTGAGATTGCTCCCACCACCTCCTTGGATTCTTTTTCAGTAGATTAGTTTGTCTTCTCGTAAACCTTCATGCGAGCTTCGTGATATTCAAGATCACGCTTAGCACTTTCCTGTTCGCGAATCTCACGCTTGTGGTCATTGATGAGGTTCTGGATCGCAGTGATAAGGAATACCACACTGAACAACAGCCAGATTGCAAGAAGAACAACAACGAGAATAGTCTGTAACATTTCCATAGTTGCCACCTCCATTAATTAAGAAAATCGTCATCTTCATCAGATGCGAAATCAGACTCAGCACTTGCCTTACCACCAAGAGGCTCACCGTCACGAATCTTCTGCAGATTGTTAAGTCCACAGGCGATACCCTTGTTACCGGAGCTGTTGAATGCATAGAAGCTGATGCTGGCACGACCATACACACCAGAGTAAACCTCGGAGCGAGTAAGGATCGGATTGCGATCTGCATCCACGATGCCAGGAGCAGAGGTTGTATTGGCATTTACGAAATAAGCATTGGCGTAGGCCGGATCGTCCGGATGCTCCATGTCGCCATCACGAAGCGGAGTCTTGATGACAGAGAGGGCAGGTACAGACTTGCCATTGCCTTTGAGCTTGGCCTCGCCTTCCTTGTAAGCGGCCTCGATGGCAGCTTCAATCTTGGCGATGGTCTTGGTATCAGACTTCGGAATAATCAGAGATACGCTGTACTTCGGTGTACCTCCATTGATGGATTTCGGCTCCCAGACGTTGGCATAAGACCAACGAGTGTCAGGACCAGTGATTACCTTCATAGGATTGTTGATTTTTACATTCTTGTTCATTTAAATTTCCTCCATAAAATCAGTTTTTGCATTGTTCATTGCCGGACGTTTATCGCTCTTCAGCACGAGCGTCGGTTTACCTTGCGGCTTTTCAATATAGGCGGTAAGCAGCTCATCGAATCTGGATTTGCCAAGACGCTTCTGCATGGCTGTAATACCAAGGAGTTTCTTTTCATATGGATCAAACCCGGCATCTGTAACTACTTGGATGACCGCTTCCTCATTGGAATACTTGCGGTTGGATCTACCTTCGACCAGCTTCCAACCAGCCCATTCCTTACCGCTGATGGCCTGCTGCAGAGCATATTCCTTGATATCGGATGCCCAGGCAACTAATTCATCTGCACGAGAGAGGATGTATTCAATCTCCGAATCCTCTAAAAGAGGTGGAAGCTTGAAATCGTACTGAGCCAGTGTGAGATTGGCCTCGGCTCTGGCACGGCATTCGTGCTTGGCCTTGCAGAAACCACACCATTCGCCACAGAGAAAGTTCCCATCTCCGGCAAAGGCAAGATCTGCGGTCGGCTTCAACACTTCATTCGCCCACATGTACAGCTCTTCCTTGGAAAGCTCGAAGGTGGAGATGTTCTGACGTCTAGGCTGATAAATGGTCATGCTGACGTTATCAATGTCGTAGATGTCATCAAAAAGCTCCAGGGCTCCAAGTGCGTAGCACTTCATTTGCGGATTAGCGGTCGCATCTACGAGGACTCCAAGACCGTGCTTGTAATCGCATATTCTCAAGGTGCTATCTGCAATGATGATGCAGTCAGCGGTTCCGAAGCCCTGCTCCACCCAGCGAGAAAAATCTACACGCTGTTCAAGCAGAACCTTCGGGTCAGCGCAGCTTTCCTTGGCGGCCTCTACCATTTCAAGGATGTAGGCGGCATAGCCATTGGCACAGTCCTCCATTTCCTCGTTGTACCAGGTGAGATTTTCCGTCGGATCACTGGCATCCATGCCCAGTGCCTTTTTCAGCTTGTACTCACAAAACTCGTGAGCATTGGTGCCTTCCGCAGCATAATCGCTGCCTTTATCCTCGTAGGTCTCGCAGAGTCTTGCGGAAGGCGGACAGTGAAGCCAGCGGTCTGAAGAGGAAGCAGATAAGGTAGCGTGTCCTTTAGGTGGCATCGTCAAGCACCTCCGCATCCTTTAACAAGGCTTCATAGTGCTTCGGATCAACAGCAGATAGCTTGGAAGCACCATACTTCTGAAGTAATGTACGGATAGCAGCGGTATGCCCGGCACGGGACTTCTCTGCTAAGACAGCTCGTACATCTTCAAGTTTGAGTTCCGGTTTCTTTTCTTCCTTGGCAGCAGGCTCTTTGGCAGATGCTTCATCAACAGTGCCACCAAACTGTTCTGCTAACCAGTTGGCTGCTTCGTTAATAGCAGCGGCTGCACTGCGCAGCTCTTCGATGGTCATAGCCATATCGCTCATTTTGTTCATAGCGACGTTCTCCTTTCTCTGATTGTCTTTGCTGTGCGAGGATTGTCATGTTTCTCGCCATTCTTGCGGATATGTGGGAGATTGCATTCAGTACTGCAATCAGCTCCGTGTCGTTACCGCCTGAATTGAAATAGGACTTCTTCATGTGCTTCACCTCCGTTTCTGTGATGGTTAAGGCTTGTTGTTTCGTGCCTTACATCTTCCACTGGATATGAGTGGTGGATTTGAGCGGAGAAATTTTGAAAAAATATAAAATCCCTCTGAGCATTGGTTGGTGGATGCCAAGAGGGATGAATTGCTACATATGATATGTAGGATTAATAACCACGGATTTTACGGAGCTCCGTACGGATCTTCTTCATCTGATCAGCGAAGGTGCGCTGTTTGCGGCCGAGCTGTTCTGCAATCTTACGATCAGAAAGCTCGTCCCCCAGCAGTTCAATAATGCGGTCTGCATCTGGATCAAGCTCGCGGAACCTTGCAATGAGCTGTTCCAGGAGCATCGCATCAGAAAGAACATCCTCCATAGTTGGAGTAGTATCGGGAATAGTGTCATACAAATTTGCGTTACCGTCTTCCGTCGGAACGTCAAGGGAAAGCATGTCCCCGGCGGCATGATATTCGCATAAGTCACAGTTGCCATCGCATTTCCAGATATACTTTCTGGTACACATACAGCGGTGATGGTGCTGTTTACGCTTCTGGGTAGTCCAGATCTCAGGATACAAAGCTCTGTACTGAGCCTCAGTGATTTCGACGAGTGTAACCTTGTAAGGATTGCTCGCGTCGCGAAGCGGAAAATAACGTCTTTTACTCTGATTTGCTTCTTTTGACATTTTAAAACCTCCATCTTGTCAATCCGAGATGGAGGTTCCGTACTGTTACCGGCAAAAATGTATAGTGGTACCACGGTCAGGAGAAATCTCCATCTCATGTGTGCCACCAGCCTTTCCAGGTGCCAGAAGCTTATATTTAGTTTTGTGATAACCTCAGCACTGGAAAGCTGTCTGCGCAAACTACTGAAGTGATTAGGAAAAAATAGAGTGAATTTCTAATGTCACATCGCTGAACTAAAATTTGTGATTGCAAACAAAAAATCGACAATTAAACATTTCTGTGATATAATTTGAAAATATATATATTTGTCCGAATATTCACTTTCTTTCCTACGAACAAAGTATATAGGAAAGAGCGATTTTTACCGAACAACGCTGTACATACTTATACATGGTTGTACATGTTTAAATGAAATGGAGGTGCTTGGGATTGAAAGAAACTGAATTCAGTGTGTTTGCTAGTAAATTAGCAACGTATTTTCAAGGAGAAAGATCCCCAGAGGAATTTACGAGGACACTTTTTGAAAAGGTATATCTCAATTCCAAAGGCGATTCTCTGCTACATGACATGGAAGCAAGAACCTTACGTGGCTATTTCTATGGCGAGCATGACATTTCAAACGTGGCTAAGAAAATTAGCAGTGATTTGGATTCTGCATATTTTGAGAAGTTTATCGATACCGAGACGGACGATACAATCAATGGTTTATGTGATGATTTTGCTGAAGAATGTCCTGGTATAGACGAGACAAACTTCAAACAGAGAATTTCTGAAAGGTTCAAGCAGATTATTCATAATGCCGCTGCACCAAAGCGTAGGACAAAGAAGAAAGGACTCACTTTACGTTCGGATGCAATTATTTCTCCATCCATAAAAGAAAAATATGGAGCTTTGTTGGTGGCAGAAGAAAGAAGTGTATGCCCAAATGATGGATGCTGTGCACCATTGTTTGTCAATGTTGGAGGAAAACTTGGACCAAACTATGAGGTGACCTACATAGATTCTTCTATGGCTGAAGAGAGCATGGAAAATATGATCGCACTTTGCCCATCGTGTTATAGCCGGTATATGGCGGGGAGAACTGCAGCACAGATTCAACGTTTAAAGCAAATAAAAAAAGACCTCGTAGATGATTACGAGGCAAAGGAAGTTGGAGCATCACAAAGAATTGAAGATGGCATACGTAGAGTCCTTGAAAAAATACCGGAAATATCACCACCAGAAGACGTGGATTTGAATTATGATCCGGTGGAATTAAGGCAAAAGATATCTAAAGACAATTTAATGCTCTATTTGAAGGTTAAAACAAATGTAAACATGTATAACAGTGCAGTGGAAGAAGTGTTCTTTGAACTGAATGAAGAACGAATTCTTCGTTTTAGACCATTTTGTACACAAGTGAAACTGATGTATCTGAATTTTGCGGATAAAGATTGGTCACAGGGTAAGATATTCGAAAAAATGGTTGACTGGCTGCAAAATGCTACGAATGAGGATAGAAATTCGTGTGAAGTGATTATTTCTTACTTCATACGGAAGTGTGAGGTGTTTGATGTTATTACCGAATAAATTAATACCGTATGACCAGAGCATCTTGTCGAAACTGCCGATCATATTGAAAGAACTAGATAATCACCCGATACCTGTGCATGAACTTTATAAACGGGTGATAAAGAAGATGTCTGGTGTCAATGAATTCATTGATGCATTAGACTGTTTGTATGCACTTGGAAAAATAGAATTTGATGAAAAGGAGGAGGTACTGCGATATGTTGTATGAAATATACTGCGACAAATTTACAACAAAAAAAGATGGTCAGTTCGTTCCTCGTGGACGCATTCGATTACATGAGGGCCTTAATACTGTACTGGGCGACAAGGCAGCACAGAACTCTATAGGCAAATCAACATTCCTTCTTATCGTGGATTTTTGCTTTGGTGGGGAAGATTATATTAACCCTAAAATATGTAAAGCTAAAGAAAAACTGCACTCCCATACGATTAACTTTGCATTCAAGTTTGGCGATAGAATTGATTATTTTTGCAGACGAACAGATACACCGTCTGAAGTCGGTATTTGTAACTCGCAATATGAAATTCTGAGGACACAGTCACTTACGGAATTTAAGAACTATTTGTTGATTGCCTATGACATTAAAACGCCATTCATCTCATTTAGAGAGATGGTTGGACGTTTTCTGCGTATTTATGGCAGAGAAAACTATGCAGAGCGTTACCCTTTAAAATATGGAGACATTAAGCAGGAAGCTTCCATTGAAACATTGGAAAAAATGTTCAACGTTTTTTCATTCATCGAAGAATACAAAAATGTCTATGAAGATAAAAGTAAGCGAAGCAAACTACGAAAAGATGCGACCAATCTTGGCGAGATGACAAATGTTGCAAAGAACAAAACAGAATATAAATCGAATGTAAAAGAAATAGAATGTCTGAGAACAGAGTTAAAAGAATTGGTGGATAAAGAGGATGCAAAGTTGTCTGAAGAACAGACGGACAATTTAGATAAGGCATCGGAACTGAGAGGTCAGTTAACCGTTCTAAAGAGAAGGAGAAGTCGGCTTGTATCACAATTAAACGCAGTCAAGGCGAATATGACCGGGGGGTTTACACCTGTTGAGGAAGATTTAACTGAGCTTACAGAGTTTTTCCCAGATGTAGATGTTCAGAAGTTAGCGCAAATAAAACATTTTCACGACAAGATGCAGAGCATGTTATCGCGGGAAATGGATGATGAGATTGCACAGCTTCAAATTTTAATCGCTGAAGTAACGCTAGAAATGAATCGACTTCAAGATGAACAAAGGAAACTTGGAGTTCCAGTGACGGTTTCCAAAAAATTCATGGATTATGTCGTTGATATTCAGCGACAGATTGATATTTTAGATGCAAAAAATAAAGGATTCGAGAAATCGCAAAAAGTAGAGGAAGCGAAAAAAGAAGCAAAAATTCAGCTGGAGGATGTCCGTGAAACACAATTGCAGGTGGTCGAAACCAGCATTAATCAGGAGATGACCCGGTTGAATGACTTCATCTACAATGGAGAACGCTATGCTCCAACAATTAAGTTTGGAAATTCGAGAACAGGAAAGCCTACTTATGATTTTGGGACAGAAGATGATACCGGTGCCGGTACAAATTTCAAGGGATTAATTATATTTGATCTTGCGCTTCTCAAACTTACAGAGTTACCAGTCATAGCGCATGACTCGAATATATTTAAGAATATTGCTGACTTGCCGATTGATAAAATTATGGAATTATACAAGCAGAGTAAAAAGCAGATTTTTATTGCATTTGACAAGGAAGAAGCTTTTTACGAAGTGACTCGTGATATTGTTCAGTCAACAAAGGTGATTGAACTTTATGAAAATGGTGGAGAGCTGTTCGGCTGGTCATGGGCAAAGAAAGCGACAGAAGAGAAACAGGTTGCTATTGAAACTAAGGTGACTGAATAATCATTATAGATGGAGGTATTGGATGCGTATCAGTTATAACCCGTTATGGAAAATGCTTATTGATAAAGGTATGAATAAAAAAGAATTAAGAGAACTTAGCGGAATCAGCACAGCTTCTATGGCGAAATTGGGTAAGGGAGAGAACATTACTACAGACGTATTACTTAGAATTTGTACGGCGTTGAATTGCCAGATTAGTGATATTTTAGAAACTCTGCCAGATGAAGAAACGGAAAAGAATGAAGGGCTCCGAGAAAAATAAAGGGGGAAAATAAATGTTTGATTTTGGTAATGCGAATGATGGCCAAAGACAAGCTATTTCTACTACAGAAGGTCCTGTTCTTATTACGGCGGGTCCAGGTACCGGAAAAACCTATACTTTGGTGCAAAGAGCTATTTATTTAATTGAAGAACGAGGCGTTAAACCAGAAGATATTTTTATTGCCACATTTACGGAAAAAGCAGCGAAGGAGTTAATCACACGTATCACAAACGAATTGGCGAGTAGAAATATTACAGTGAATGTCAACGAAATGTACGTGGGAACATTTCATTCGCTATGTCTTCGCATTATTAAAGAGCACTTAGAGTATACAAGACTGAAAAAGAACTACAGACTTTTAGATACATTTGATCAGCAGTATTTGGTTTTTAGGAATATCTACAAATTCAGAATGCTTTCTGGAATTGAAAATGTTATGCCAAAGGGTGGTGCTTGGAAATGGGCACAGGCAATTTGCGAATTTTCAAATAATTTGACAGAAGAGGTTGTAGATATTGACGCAATGCTTGGTGATCACGATATGGAAATATCGGTAATTGCTAAAGTTGTAAACACATATCAAGCGATGCTTGATGAGGAAAATTTAATAGATTTTTCTGCTATTCAAACAGAGTGTTATCGACTGCTGACAGAGAACAAAGATATTCTCGAAGACTTGAGAAATTCGATTAAATACATAATGGTCGATGAATACCAAGATACAAATTATATTCAGGAACAGATTATATTTTTGTTAGGAACCCATGAGAATATTTGTGTAGTGGGCGATGATGACCAGGGTTTGTACCGGTTTAGAGGTGCAACAATACGAAATATACTTGAATTTCCATCTAAGTTCGACGTGGGAAAATGCCAGATAATACCGCTTG